ATTAATTTCGTATATTTCTGTGATGCTTTAGTTTTTGTATTGCCAATCCAAGTATCAGAAGCAAGAATTTCTTCTTGTTCTGCTGTTTTATCAAAGCTACCAACATTAGAATCTTCATCCCAGATGAAAGCTAATGTATCAGTATTACCTTGCTTGAAAAACATTGGATCACTTGCTGATAAATATTGAGGCTGCATTGTTCTTTCATATCTTTCATACATTACAGCGTCAATAGCAGTTTGACTTTTTGTTACTTAGTACTTATAAAAAGTGCTATGGATAGGTCATTTCTGCCTATCTCTACCGTTTCATTTTGTTATAGCGGTAGGTCGGACTATTACTTCATCCTTCTATAAGGAGCTTTCTCATTTAGTCTCTGCAACTGCCTTTCGGCTTGTTGAGCGTTGTCCACTTCTGGGTTTTCGCCATTAATTAGAGAAAGTTTGTTCATCCATATTACTATGGAGTGCAGCTCAAACTATTTAACCGCATCTTTACTAAGAGCACCTGTAAAACCACCAGTTTGCATAATTTTTTTTAATTAGTTTATTAAGTAATATAATCGTTATCAATACGATAGGCTAATGGATCAACCAATAAATCTAGTGTACCAGCAGCAGCGTCACCTTCCAAAATTTGGAATAAGTCAGTGTCTTGTCCAGCAGTATCTTTAACGGTATAAAGTTCTCCACCATCTGCTGCGCCAGTTGCGTCATAATCTATTCTGGTTACATCACCAATAAGTGCTAAAATCTCAGCATCTGTATCAACATTACCTGAAGTTTCAGCTTTACCTCTAATCCTACCAGCATAAGGAATTGGATTAGTAGTAACTACTGTTTGAGCAATTAGTGTACCAGTAGTTAGCGGTAAACATCTTTTAATCGCAATTCCACCAAAATAATTAGTACCATTAGTTACAAAATCAGCAGCGGCAAGTACGTAAGTATTAGCTGAAGCAACACCACTGCTTAGAGTGGCTGCACTGTACAATGGTTCACCAATTTCAAATCTTGTAGCAGAAGCGGCAACACGTCTTGGTAAAGATACCTGTGGACCTCTTACTTGTAAATCACCTTGTGCCATATATTTTTTGTTATACCAAAAGACATTAAGTCTTTTAGGTTTTGTTGATTAACGTCGTCCTTATTAAGATTAAATCTATTTAAAGACTTTGCTTTTTTTTAAAGCGTTGTTATTGATTATGATCTGGCTTGAGATAAGCCTTCTACTAATACTTTACCGGTAGCTGGATCTCTATACATTACAGTACCATTAGGCAATTTCTTTTCATGCCTTTTAGTATTGTAATTGTAAACAAATCCTCCGGATAAGAGTACGGATTTAACATCAGGAGCTAATTGAGGTTCTTTGCCTTTTGGTTCTTCTTGATAAGTCCCAGAAGAATCTCTATTAACTCTTTCCTTACCACTTAAAGCTCTTAAAGCTTCATTTCGCTCAGAAAGTAGCTTTTTTTTATTAACGATTACATAGATTTCTTCAATCTGTTCATTTATAGACATTCCTTGAGGAAATGTTCTACCTTTCCATTTCTCGATAATAAGTTCTTTTTCGGCAGGTTCAGAAGCAAATTGTTCAGCTAATGAATTAGCTTGATTTTCTAAGATTAGTTTAGCAATCTTTTGATTTTCTTCTTGAATCATAGAGGCTACTTCTTCTTTGCTTAGACTTTTAATTTCTTCCTCTTCTTCCTCTTTTTCCTCTTCTTCGTAATCTTCACGTTTAACTTTAAAGCGTTTTTTGGCTAAAGCCTCTTCAGCTTTTCTGCGAGCTTCTTGAGCTATTTTAAGCTCAGCTTCATAATCTATTTTGTCAGTGGACAAATCCTTTGGAAGTTCTTCTGTTGGAATACCTCCTTCAGCCTCTGGCGTGGCATCTACTATTTCAGGTTCAGTAGTCAAACCTTCTTCTTTTTTAGTCATATAGACATCTCCAGATTAGCCCATTTGATAAGTTTAGGAGTATAAACTTTGAGCATCAGGCCTAGCCTGTATTATATTTTCCAAATCCCTTTTGTATTGATTTAAGTCTAGTATTAATACAATCAAAGACGAAAGTCCAAGATTTGCCCATAATAAGATCTAAATCATTGCGAGAAAGGATAAACATTTGTTTATTAGCTTGATATTTAACGTCAGCTTGTAATATCTTCCATAACTTAGAAGTTAATAAAGTCTGACTTTCAGCTATAAGTAAATCTTTTTCGGCTTGTAATAATTCTCTATCCATAAATCTCCATACACCATTTTTTTCTTTTAGAATATCATCTGCCGATATAGTATTAAAGAGCTTCTTAATGCTTTCTGTTAATATCAAGTGCTTTTCTTCTTTATCTAAACTTGATAAAATCTCTTCTAAATTATTATAACCGCCTAATTTTGTAATTAACCATTGTTTCATTTATTTTTCTCAGTTGCTTCATTTTTATTCTCAGTTGCTTCATTTTTATTCTCAGTTGCTTCATTTTTATTCTCAGCTGCTTTCTTTTTATTCTCAGCTGCTTTCTTTTTATTCTCAGCTGCTTTAAGTTCAGGAGTTAATTCTTTACCATCTGAAACTTCAATTAAATTACCCTCTAAATCACTTAAGACTAAAATAATTTTTGGCTTTTCAATAGGAACTATATTGCCTTTCTTACTAGCATTTACATCATAGAAGCAACCATTTTTAACTTTACGACCATTTTTGGTAATTAAACCGCCTAAACGATCATAAGCAGCAAGTAATTGTTCTTCTGTATAGCTTTCACCAACTCCACCATATAACTTACCACCGTGTCCCATAGAACCAAAAATGGCACGGTTTATCTTTTCTGCGTTTTTTAAATTGTAACATTTTATCTTCATATATTTTTTTATTGCACAACATTACCTTGAATTTGTGGTTGTTGTGTTTGATTAATTAGTTGATTAGATATATCCGGAACTTTATCTGCACCAGTAGGAAGTTGAGGTTGTTGAGGTTCTTCCTTAATTAAATCATCACCGTCTGATTGCATAACAGCATATACTAACTTCTTATCAAGTTCTAACATATTAATATAAGGATCATTAGCAAATTGCTGTCTTAAAGCCATAAGAATAGTTTCTCTGAATTCATTTGTTTTATTAAACATTTCAGCTAAATCAATCTTGCATAAGTATTTAAAATTAGCAAAAAGCTCAGGATTAACTAGAGTTATAGATTTTTTATTTTTTGGATAATCAATCTCTTCAAGTAACCTCATCTCACGCTTTATCTTTTCTTCTTTAGTAAACTTAACTCCTAATAGAGAAGTATCAAACTTTATAACTTTATTTGACATAGTACCAGCACTAGCTTTATTCTCTAAAAAGAAACTAGGATACTTTAAGCTTAATCGACCATTTACTAATTTTTCTACTTGAGGAACTGTTATGTTATTAATAATTATATCCTTCATTAAATCACCGTATCTAATCATTGATTCGGATAATGACTTACCAACACCACCAAGTATCTTTTTAGCATCAGCTCTAGCTTGTGCTACGCTATAAGCTTTTTGTGAAGCTTGGGGTAATTGTCCTGACATTGTCTCACTAATTGATTCATTATTCATTGATTTTTCTGTTTCTCTTAAAGCATTAAACCCAGTTGCCATATTTGAAGGCGGTAATAAAGGACTAACCTTAGCATTAGCATCTTCAAAGGTAATAACTGCTTTAGGAAATACTATTTCACTATTAATGGCATCAGAACCCGATATAGCAATAGGCATATCAATTTCAAGTAAAACTCTATTCATTACAGCTTCTTGCATAGCATCATAAAGCATATTATCCCAACTAAGTACATTCATCATTGACTTGTAATAGAAAAAATGCTCACCAATACGACAGTAACCAAATGGTACTTTATTATACTTTGGAGCATTTCTATTATCTCTGTGTTTTATAGGGTTATTATCAACATCGCTATCTCCCATATAAATACCATTGATAAATGGTACTTCTATATCTTCTCTTCTATTCTTATAAATCTCTTCTGCTATTAAATCTTCGTGTTCATCATCTCTAATATCATAAAATAATCCATTATCATCATTATAAACTGTTTTTATACCCGTTTGAACAAATATCCAGTTAGGATGATCACCATATTTTGCTTCCATTTCTTGATATTCTACCCATCGTCTTTCAATAATACATTTTTGTTTCTGGATATTTCTTATATAAGCATTGGTAATTAAAATTTGAGAAGCTGAATAAATAGGAGTTTTAAATCCTGACAATACTTCATCTACTATCTCTTTAGTAGTATATTTACTATCTTTATCCTTGTTCTTAATGTTCTGCATAACCTCACAATACTCAGCACCTAAATAAGTAACTGGATTTGTAAGCATTGAAAATACTATTTGTATAAAACTTGATTGATAATCAGAATTAATAGGTTGAATTAACCATTCAATTATATCATTCATAATTTCACTCATATCTTTATCTACTTCTTGACTATCATTTTGTGCTATAAATAAAGGAATTAAGAAATTAGCAGTAAGTTGAGCATGCGTTGCTACGCCTTTATTCCTAGCTACTGATCTAGTTCCTCTCCATTTCCATTCTTCAGCAGGATCATCAGTGCTGTCATTAACATAAGAATTAAACATCATCTGTCCTCTATTTTGATCATTTTCTATGCTTCTATCATTAAGTTCTACCCAGCTTTTATTTAAGATTCTTATACCCTCAGTATAAGCTTTCTTAACCACTTTAGTTAAATCAGCAACCTCTTGTGAAGGCTGATAACTTGATACTGGTGTTTTTTTATCAATATTTCCTATCATTGTGGTCTAAATATATGTGTTTTATTTAAATTATTTCTTATTTGAAAACCGGAATTGGCTGGCCGGTAAATATGCGTGCCTGATTTTTTTCTTTCATCAATAGGTGAAAGTTCAAACCACATTCTCATAATAAGGCAATCTAAGTCATCAGGACTTCTGCCTATATTCTCTTTAATTTCATTTTTAGGGATTAAACGTTTTTTCCTATCTTCATCAGGCGAAGCATCTCTTAATTCAGATAATTCTTCTTCAATTTGTTCTTTTAGGCTCTCATCTTCAGTTATTATGCTTATTTCGTGATTATTCACTTTATCAACAAGTAGCCAACCACACTGATCTTTTAAAGTAGCAAAATTCTCTTTCTCTGTTATAAATTTCAATTCCCCATTTTTTAAAACAGGTTTCTTATCAGCATTTTTTCGTTCTAAAGGACTTGAATTGGCTATAAAACCATTAATACCTCTCATTTGGTCTATAACTCCTCCACCAACTCCCACTTCATCGCCGATTGTATGGCTGTAAGGTATTTTCTCTTCAGCCAATATTTCTTTGGCTTTAATTGCCGTAATATTAGTATCCTGATTTTCCCAAGTAAAAATCTTATAGCATTTAAAACCTTTCCAAAGATACAATTTAGTTTTATTTTTTCCAAATCTTGCTATATCCATTATGGCGTATCTATCTTCACTTTCATCTATTGTATTAGTCCAAATATCCTCAATAGCATTAGTGTTAATTAATCCATCTTCTTCATCATCATAATTCCAATTGCCACCTTTTAATCTTTGTTTAGTAGCTTTATCGGTAATTTCATCTAAGCTTTCCCCGTAAGTATCAGCCGTATAATAATTATCTGAATACAATGATTGGATATAAGCGTAAGTATTATCAAGTGTTCCTTTTATAAATGGTTTCCAAATTACTCTTTTAAGCCAATTCTTTTTAGGATTACAAGTTAAAAGCAATTTAGGATGAAGATTATATTCTTTATTCAAATGTCTGCCGATACGAGTTTTAAGAACATCAAACGCCTTAAACATAATCTCACCGGATTCTTCCAACCAACCGCCAGTATATTCAGTTGAACCAAATCTTTCAAAAAGCGGGTCGCTGGGTTGATAATCAACATCTAATAAATCAATCCTGCTTCCATTTTTAAATTCAATATAATTATATTGTCCATTCAATTTCCAATCATCTCTTGGAATATTGTGAAATTTACATACTTTCTTCCAAGTTTCATAACTTGAAGCCATTAATCTTTTTAATTCTTTTCTACCGATAAACCATTTAGTTCCAGGATATTGATAGCACATTGTCAATAACCATTCACAACCCAACCAAGTTTTACCTCCACCAGCTCCTCCACCGAATAATATATATTTTGTTATTATATCCCATAACTTTTGCCAAGCTAAATATTGTTTAGGAAGCGGCTTTATTGTTGGAGTTATTATTTTTTGTTCCATTTGGTATTATAAAATTAAATGCCCGTATTACTTTGCCTCCGCTTTGAATATCTACTTTATCAGTTAATCTATTTTTTAATTTATAAGCCAATTCCAATTCTGGTTTTCTATTTTTAGGTTTATTTTTAATATCGGAATACAAAGCATTATTTAAAAAATTATCAGTAAGACCTGCTTGTTCCATTAACTCTTGAAACCCTTTACTGTCGGTTAAATTTTTAGGATTTTTTGCGGTCTTTTTTTTATATTTTGCCTTAATCATTGCTTGATATACATTTCCACGGTTTTCCATGAGTTCTTTAACAGCTATTTTTTGTCGTTCAGTAGCCATATTATTATTTTTTCTTATAATTATTATTAGTTATTCTATATTTTTTAAAGTAAAAGTAGGAGAGGAAAAATATTGCTCCCTCCCCTATGTAAGTATCCATTATTTAGATGGAACGTTATTATTGCCCCCTAAAAAAGTTGGTTCTTTTCCTAGATATTTGGCAATCTGGGCATACAACTTTTATCTCTTTGAGTTTTCTGTCTTTAATGATAACAGAAACTTTGTCGTCGGGATTTCTCCACCAGCCTTCAAAGTCTTTTATCCAACCACATTCAAGGCAAACCATCATCTTGTCTTTTTTTTCCATTTCTTACTCCTTTTTAATTTGAAACCCATTTGTTGAGTTGACTTTTTAGATTTATCAATAATATCTTTCAAGTCAATGTAGCAATCTACCTTACTCCCACAAAAGAGACAAGTACTCTCTGAACCTATTTCTAGGTTTTTAGTAATTGTCAACTGAGAGAACCAAATAATAGCATTACATTCGTTACACTTGTAATTAAATGTTGTTGTTTTCATTTCTTACTCCTCAATATTATTTTAAAAGAACTTACCCTTTTTAATTGGACTACTGAGGCTAAATTTGCCCCCATGGCATATTAATCTTCATTTAATGACACAAATTCATCAGTTGTTAAACCTCCCATAGAATCTCTCCAAGCTTCTGTCTCATTTTCTTTTAATTGACCTTCTTTTATCTTTTGAGTAATTACCATTTCTCTTAACCATTTAGCTATTTCCATTTGACCTTCCCATTCATTTAAATCTTCTTGTTCTTGAATAATGCTTTCTACTGTTATAAGATTTGCTACTACTTGTGAAGAATGTTCT